ACTGATCGAGGCCGCGCGGCACTGGGCACGTGGCGGCCCGCGCGGAACGGCTGAGACCGAGGCCCTGGCGGACGATGCCCGGGCGATGGGGTTGGACCCCGACGACATTGAAACCCTGTTGGGCGATGCCGCCGCGGCGCCAGTCGATGAGTTGGAGATATGGCCCGAGAACTGGGAAACGGTGCTGGTATTTCTGGCCCTGTCCACGCAATGGAAACGCGAGATTCCAGCCATGAGTGACCGGGTACTGTGGCACGGGATCCCGCATAGCGAGATTGAGCCAACCCTGAGACTGTTGGGGTATGCCAAGCGGGGCAAGAAGATTTTTACGGGGCTGAAAATAATGGAAGCCGAGGCCCTTAAACTTTTGAACGAGAGCAAATCATGAGTGCATCCTACCTCCACGCCCTCTCACCCTCCGGGGGCCTTATTCCGCTGATTTGCGATGCCGATGGGCGGCTATATGTTGAGGGACAGATTGCGCTGGATGCGCTGCCGGCTGGCACCAACACGATCGGCGCAACATACAGCAATTCAGTCGTCAAATCGGCCACGATTCAACGGCCTGCTGACACCACCGCGTATGCTGCACTGGATGTCATCGCACCGGGTGTGGTTAATGAGTCAAATCCAGGGTATTTTATTTTTTCCGGCATGGCCCGCGCCAATGGCGGGACTGGAACAATTGTGCGGGCGCGGTTGATGACCGATAACGCCGCGTGGGCAGCAGCCATGCAGTTGCATCTGTACACCGCCGCACCGACTGCCATTGCTGATAACGCTCAGTACACATTGCTGTATGCCGATGTTGCTAAGCGCATTGGCTCGATCAAATTCCCAGCTTTGAGCACCGAGGGCACTGGTTCAACGGCAGCGGTTGCGATGCGGCCAAGCCCGGACGGGGCTTATAGTCCTCCTTGGCTTAAATATAAATGTGCCTCGGCGGATACCGCACTCTACGGTATTCTGACGACACTTGACGGAGTAACGCCCGCAAGTGCGCAGAATTTCTACATCGAATTGGGCGCGGACGGTCTGAGCTAATGGGCTCCCACATCATCAAGCCTGTTCCTAGTTTCTCGCCACGGCAGCTATTTGCCCGTGGGCGGCAAGGGGTGTGGATTGAACCGGGGCTGAACGGCACGCTGTTTACTACAAATGGCGGTGGGACAGCTAGTACAGTATCAACTGCATGCGGATTAGCGCTGGATAAATCGTTAAATCTAACTTTAGGACCACAAAAAGTAATTAATGGTAGTTTTTCTACAGATTCTGGCTGGACTAAAGGAATTGGGTGGTCCATCAGTGATGGGGTTGCTACATGTACTGGAGCAGCATCGCCGTCGTATTTATACCAAAGCGCGCTTGAGGTAGGCAAAGTCTACCTTTTAGAGGTAACTGTTACTAACATCGTCTCAATTGGCAGGGTTAGTTTAGGTAATTTAGGTGAAAGTAGAGAGCTTGTTGCTGGATTAAATAGATTTATATTGACCTGTCTTGGGAACACAAACCTATTGTTCATATCTATTGACGGGGCTTCTTTTAGTATTGATAATGTTTCTATTCAGCAAGTATTGGGCAACCACGCTTCCCAGGCAACCGCTGCAAACCGGCCCACGCTGAGTGCCCGGTACAACCTTCTGACGTATTCTGAAGATATAACTAACGCTACAGCATACGCTAAGTTCAGGGCAACAACGCCCGCGGTTAATGTACTACAGGAAGATGGCACTGCATCAGCTACACACATAATGCAGTTGGGATTAGCCACGTTGCCTGCTACAGGTGGCTATGTTTTCAGTTTTAGAGCTAAAGCTAAAGAACGGAACAAAATAGAAATTTTATTTCAGGATGGTGTGTCTGTTAGGGGTCGTGGAATTGACTTATCTAATGGCACACAGTTTGCCCCGACTATTGCAGGGGCATCTGATGTACCGGTTACAGTAGTCGGCGAAGGTGGTGGGTATTACTTAGTCATTGCTACTTTCACGGCGTCTGCAACATCCTGCACTTTTCGTGTTTACCTAAATAATGGTACGACTACTACTTATTCTGGGGATAATGCTAGTGGTGTTTATGTTGACCAGTTTCAATTAAAGCTCGGCTCTACTTTTGGGCGATACCAACGTATCGCTGCCGCCACTGATTACGACACGACAGGATTCCCGTGGCGATTGGTGCACGATTCTGATGACCGTCTAGCCGCGACGCTCCCGGCGTTATCGGGCGGCAATTACTCCACAACTGCCAGCGTGTATTTCGGCACTCCGCAGGGTATGAGCAGCCTGCACAACCAGTCCATAGGTACTACCTATAACCTCCCCGCGCTGAATACCGATATTTACGGCTTGGTAGTCGTACCTTCCCGCCTGACTCCACCCGAGGAAGAACAACTGGCGCGGTATTACCGGGCTAAAGCAAGGATTGTGGGGAGTGAGGATTATTTCTGGCAGGAAGATTATGGTCCTGAGTTAAGTACGTCCTATATTTTGGGTACTGGCTGGACTTATATTAGCTCAATCCTTACCAGCGACGGGTTACAAGGGGGCGTTACATCAATAGCAAGAACCGCTATTTCCGCTGAAGCTGGGAAGACCTATTTAGTATCTTACTCAAGAGTTCAGTCCGGTGGGTTGCTTCAGGTTAGATGCGGGGACACTTTTATAACCACTCATGGTGTTGGGAGCGGGAGTTCTACCCATTATGCTCGTGCTACTAATCCTGCGGGCGCACTGTCGTTTACATCAACAAGCCCGTCATTTTCTGGGACTATTTCTAACATCTCCGTCCGTGAGCTAAAGGACGGTATAACCGGTATGCTGACCGATGATTCCGGCGAACAATTATTACTGAGGGCCTGATATGGCATTTGTGAACGGCAGATTTATCGACTGGCTCCGCAGTCTCACGGCTAAAACCACAACGATTGATGGCACAGAGCAGGTACATATCGACTCGTCTGGGCTGAGTCAGAAGGCCACAACGCTTGATCTGATTCGGTATGTGTTAGCTAATGGATTTGGCGCGACAGACCTGAATATCGCCAACCGTATTTACATCAAAGCGGCGACAAAAACCCTGACCGAATCCAGTGCAACGGGGGTTTTCGATGTCACCATGGCGTCAAACTCTGTAGCCAGTGGAACGCTTGTTTACTCCATACAAGCTAATGACGCGACCGATTATCAGTCTTTGCGAGGCCGCATTGAATGGGCCGCTGTTAATAAAGCCGGGACTTTGAATGTCAATTTTTCACCTGACGTTCAAGCCAATCAGTGCTCGGCGGGGACTTTGACGGCCAGCGTTACGGGTGTGGCCGGAACCGGGAAAATCACGTTATCCATTACTGCTGTATCCAGTCTGACGCAAACCGTGTTGCGGGCAAAGGTGAAACTGGAACACGACGGCAACGCAACTATTACCGCACTCTGAGGAACGAATATGGCACTCTATGAAACTGTAATTCCCGGCGAAGTGCGTTCCTATCCGCGAGCCAATAAAGTCGAACTGTTGCACACGGAACCGCCAGAGGCGCGGGTGCATGTGGTTGATAAAACGACGTACCCAAATGGGGAGGTCAAAGACCAAAACCCAGTTCAACTGGACCATATCATGACGGACCCGAACCTGGAAATTCCTTTTGTGGACCCAGAAACCTACGAACCGACTGAGCTAACTTTCAAGGCTGGAGAATTTGCGCTCATGGCAACCAGTTTAGCGATGTGGAAAATCCGTCAGCACAAAGGCATTGAATAATGGGCCAGATTATCTATGGAGCAGGCTCAACGCAGTGGGTTGACATTGATTTCCCCATCATTCCTCGCACGACTGGTACCAATATCGCTAATTACACGGCGATTGATGCGGGCGGACTTATCACGTTACCGCAGTGGGGCGTTAATGATTATCATGTCTGTGATGGCCGTGAATTAGTTCACGGCTGGAAGGAAGGCTCTACTATTCAGTGGCATATTCACATGTACACTAATGGCCAAGAAGGTTCTAACAAGTATGTTAAATGGGAACTTATCTGGGGTATTGCGGGCATCAACGGAGTCTGGACTGATATGTCCACCATTACGACAGCGGACATACTGATTGCAGCCGGCACCGCAACCAAAACCCATAAAATCAGTGAACTCGGCACCGTGGCATTGACCGGTTATGGTATCGGGGCACATATTCACCCACGGTTGAAGCGAGTGACGGCCAGCGGTGCGGCTCCCGCCGCTGATCCATGGTGCGCGATGCTTCAGGCGCATATCGAATGCGATACTTTAGGCTCCAGTCAGATGACAGCAAAATGAAATACCTAATCCTGCTCTTGCTCTCAGCGTCCATCCAAGCCGCCGAAATCGAATCTGTCGAAGTCGGAACGAATACCATGCTGATTAGTGGTGAAGGACTGGGTAACGTCAAGCGGGCGACACTGGCGCGTAAACCCGTAGGTATCCTGCCAATATCTGACGCGCAGACGGTGATCTATTGCAAGTGCGAGCGCTGGCCCGTGGGTGCTCGAAGGTTGCGACTATTTGCGCCACTCTACAAGCTGCGCGTCGATGTCACCGTGACCGGACAGGAATCCGACAACCAACTGCCCGTCCTTCCGGATGAGCAGCCACAACCAGCAGGCTGATATGTGGGATTCGGCGGGTATTGCTGGCGCGTGTTTTCTGGCGGCAGCGTCGATCATCCTGTTCAAACTCATCATGCAGTGGCTTAGCGCATAAGCTTTCGATTCGAGTAAATAGATGGCCGCTATTCATGTATCTGATCTATCTGCAATAGAAATAAGTGCTGTCGTACAGCATCTTGAGAGTGGGCGACCGATTGAAAACCTAGCGGCGGATGTTGCTGAATGCATCAGCAAACACAGCGTTTATGACAGGATAAATGACTGGCAATCGATATTTGAAATTATGGTGAGTCAAGATATCGTCTGCGTTCGTGACGGAAATAAATGGGTGGCATCAGCTTGCACGGGCATTTGTCCTGGTGGTGACTTAATACATAAAGTTGGGCACTGGGCAGCGTCAGGCGATACAGCACAAATAGCAATCTTACGGGCGTATGTCATCGATAAGCTTGGATCAGTAGTCGAGTTGTAACGGACATGAGCGACATCAGGGTCGGCATCAAGATCACAGGCGATGGCGTCAGTGCCGAGCGGGCGATTGCCGGCGTTGACACCAAACTCAAGACGCTGGCTTCGTCCTCGCAGAAAGCCTCCCGGGATATCTCCGCCGGCTTCAACCTGATGCGCAATGCCCTGGCGGCGGCCGGGGCGGCTATTTCAGTGCGCGAGTTGACCCGCGTGGTCGATACCTATGCCGGCCTGCAAGCCAGGCTCCGGCTGGTGTCCGGTACGACCAATGAGTTGGCCACCGCCCAACGGGCGCTGTTTGCTATGTCGCAGCAAAACATGGCCAGCTTGGCGGATACCACACAGCTCTATACCAGACTGGCGTCGTCGATTCGGGAGATGGGGCGCTCGCAGTCTGATGCGCTATCACTCACTAACCTGATCGGGCAATCGCTGCGCATTTCCGGCGCCGATGCCGCGACCTCGGCGGCGGGTATTCAGCAATTCGGTCAGGCGCTGGCGTCCGGCGTGCTGCGTGGGGATGAATTTAACAGCGTGATGGAAAACGCCCCCCGGCTGGCCCGCGCGCTGGCCGATGGTTTGGGCGTGCCCATCAGTGCCCTGCGCAAAATGGCGGAACAGGGCGAGCTGACGGCGGATCGAGTGGTCAACGCGATCCTGTCACAGTCTGATGCCATCACCCGTGAATATGCCCGTATGCCGCAGACGATTAGCGGGGCACTGACGCAGATCGAGAATGCCTTGACCCGCTACATAGGGGAGACCGATCAAGCCAACGGCACCAGTCGGCAGTTCGCGGAAACGCTATCGCTGATCGCCAAGAATTTCGATCAAATTGTCGGGCCGCTCGCCAATACCGTGTCCTGGATTGCTAAGGTAGAAGTCGGGGGCTGGCTCGAATTTCAGGAGATCCTATCCAGTATCACCCGCACCCTCCGCGAAATGGTCGGGCTCCAGGGGCCAGGCGGACCGATCGACGCCGAGACGCGCCGGCTGGACGCCATGGGCCGGGGCGAACTATCCATCAAGCAAATTGCCGGACCCCCACGCGGGGCGCAGCAGGCGCAAGAGCGCTATTTTGACGGCATCCGCCGGGGCGCTGATGCCGCCGCCGCGGCGCTGCGGGGACTGAGCGAAGAGCAGCAGCGTGTCGCCAACCGCATAATCGAGGCCGCCAGGGCCGCGAAAGTGGACCCAGCCCTAGCCCTGGCCGTAGCTCGGACTGAAAGCCGTTTCAATCAAAACGCGCGATCCTCCGCCGGAGCCCTGGGCGTCATGCAACTGATGCCGGGGACCGCGCGCGGGTTGGGTGTGAATCCACGTGACGAACAGCAAAATGTCGAAGGCGGCATAAAATACCTCAAGCAACTATCGGCGGAATTCAAAACCCTGACCGAAGTCGCGGCGGCTTACAACGCCGGGCCGGGCAATGTCAGAAATGACCGCTGGCTGAATTTCCGCGAGACGCGGGATTACGTCCGGAAGGTCGCCGCCGCTTATCAGGATTTCCAAGCCCAGCTTGGGCAGACCGATGGCTTCAATACAGCCCGCGAGCAATTCGACTTGTTGCGCCAGTCCACCCAGCGCTACATCGCCGATCAGGATGCCAGAGTCAAAGCCGCGCAACGCGCCGCCGATGTCACCGTGTCGCAACTTGACGCGGAACGCGCTGGACTGGAACGCGAACGTGAATTCTTTGATAAAGCCCAGCAAGATAAAATCAAGGCCGCGCAGGGCAGCTTTGATGCGCAGATGACGCTCGAAGCGGAACGCGCGCGCGCCCTGGAGGATTACGCCGCCCGTGATCTTGCTCTGGTGCGCAAGCAGTACGACGCCCGACAAACCGCAACCGAAGCTGAGCGGGCGGCCTATCAGCAGCAACTCGGCAACCCGCAACTGAGCGATGAGCAACAGCGGCGCGCGCGTGAGCAATTGGCCGCAGTCAATGCCGATCTGGTCAAGCTCGCTAATGACCGCGCCGAGGCCGAAGCCAAGGCGGGCCAAGCCGCCCGTGAGGCCGCCGCCGGGGGCCTGGAACTCCAGCAAAAACAGCGCGATTTCATTGCCGGCATCAATGCCGACCTCGAATTTAAGAAGCAGCTTTATCAGCAACTCGCCGCCGCCAAAGCGGCCGGGGCCTCCAGTGAGGGCCTGGCCATCTTGCGCGGCACGGCGGAACAGACCCGGCAGCTCCCTGGCGTAGTCACTGCCGCTGAAATAGCCCGGCTGGAAAATGGCATCGCGCAGATCAAAATCTATGATCAATCCATCAGCGATCTAGCGCAGACGGAACAGGACCGCACGGACTCCGTGCGTGAGCAGCAGCTCCGGGAAAATGCGTATTGGGAGCAGATCATCAGCCGGTCGGAGCAGCTTGCGAATATCTGGCAGGAGATCAGCAATAAGCAGGTCAATGGCCTCGGCAAGATGACCATGGCATTGACGCACTACGGCAAGAATGTGGCGCAGATTAACACGTACTGGGAAGACGCCAAGAATCAAAAAGCCTGGGGCGAACTGGGCGAGATGAAGCAAGCGCTGGAACAAGCGGGCGCCGCCGCGACCATGCTGGCTGAATCCATGCTCGCGATTCGCGCCAATACCGAAGCGGGCAGCCAGGCCTATGCCAACCTGACCACCGCCGCGGAGAATTTCGCGGTCGTGGCGCAGTGGATCAACGTCCTGGACGGCATCGCCTCAATCCTCAAGCAGCTCAAGGAAGGTGACCCCTACACCGCCGCGATCCGCGCGGCGGCCACCGCCGCCATGGTGGCTAGTCTGGGGATTCAAACCGGCTTCGGTGGGGGCGGCAATACCAATGCCACAGCGAAGTACAACGACAACACCAATACAGGCGTCTTTGGCGATCCCTCCGCTAACTCTGAATCCATCCTCAACGCCCTCGAAATCCTGCGCGATAACAGTAGCAACGACCTCAACTATTCCGCCGCGATGCTCCGGGCGCTGGAGAACATCGAGGCGGCGATGGGCGGTGTGACCAATACGGTTATTCGTGGCGTGCAACCTGCTGCTTTAAGAACAGGCATTGTGATGACACATGGCGATATTGTGGACCCGGGCGGATTATCCAAGATGGACCCGATCCTGAGCTTCATGAATAAGCTGATGTTCAACATCAGTCGCCGGGTATCCGACTTTGGCCTGGCCGCGACCTCTCAAGCCCTCAGTGCCATATTGAAGCGTGGTTTCTTCGGCCAGGTGTATACCGATATCGAAACCACGACCAAAGTGCTTGGGATAACTGTATCCAAGTCGGTCAAATCGGTATTTCAGGATATGGACCCCGAGATTGCTAAGCAATTCAGCCTGGCATTCGGGGCGATTGCAGACGCGGTACGGGAAGGTGGTAAAGCCTTCGGCCTGACGGCGGAAGACTTCACCCAGCGGATGAAAGGATTCATCATCGACATGGGCAAGATCAGCACCAAGGACATGACCGGGGAAGAGCTGCAGACGAAGATCACCCAGATATTCTCGGAGCAAAGCGACCGTATCGCCCGCCGCTTCATGCCGGGACTGGGCAAGTATCAGCAGGTCGGCGAAGGCTATTTTGAAACCTTCGTGCGGGTGGCAGAAGGCATCAATCGGGCAGGTGGGGAACTGGAGCGGTTGGGCCTGAAGGCTATCAGTTACCGCAACATCGAGCGCAAACAGGCCGATATAGCGGCTGAGATCGTGCGAGAGACGCTGTTACAGCAAAACGGGCTCAATGCCGGGATGCGTGAATACATCGACGAACTGACCGGCAGTGCTGAAGAGATCGTTGATGCCTACAAGAAACTCTCCGAAGCCACCCGTGCGCTACGCACGGCGGGGCTGACCGAGGCCGGTCTGTCGCGGGCCATGGTCAACGCCGCCGGAGGCCTGGATGCATTTTTGTCCGGCATGGAGGACTTCAACTCCAACTTCCTGACCGACAGCGAGAGGCTGGTGGGGTCGTGGCGCAACATGGCGGATGAGTTCACCAAGCTCAACCTCAAAATGCCGACCACGAATGCCGAATTCCGGGCATTGGTTGAGGGTATCGACACCAGCACCGAGGCCGGACAAAAGCTGTTTGGCCGAGTCATCAGCCTATCCGGCGCCTTCGCGAATCTGTCTGAAGCGATGACCGCTTCACGTGAAACACTCCAGGCAGCGTATGACACGGCGAAGCAACAAGCGCAATCGCTGCGGGATTATCTCCAAACGCTCAAGACCGGCGACATGGCCACTGGAACGCCGCTCGAACGCTATCAGGCGGCCAAGGCTCTGTATGAATCGACGCTCGCGCGGGCGCAGGGTGGTGATCAGACTGCGATCGATGCGCTACAGGGCGTCAGCACGTCATTTCTGGAACTGTCGAAAAAGTATTTTGCCGCGTCTGGTCAATACGGCGCGGACCTGGCCAGTGTGCAGACGGGCCTTGGCGGTCTGGCGGATGCCATCGATCAGCAAGTTAAAGCCGCTGAAAATCAACAGACCTGGCTCAAGGCCAACACCGAGGCCCTGACTGGATTGGCCGCGGCGTTGAACGCCTATGAAAAGACGATGGCGACCATCAACGGGATCCAATCCAGCCAGACGGGCTTAGGAGTGGGCGATGCGAACGCCGGCAATGCCGATGCTGCCCGCCGGGCCGCGCGTGAAGCCGAGGCGCAAGCCTACGAATCGCGGTTGGCTGAAATGGTGCGTGACCTGCGGTATGCCCGCGAGCATGGGCAAGGCAAAAAGGCTGACGAGATCAAGGCCGAGATCGATGCCTATATCGCTGCCATTAATACCGACCCGGATGGCTATAACGCCGTCTGGACCAAAAACGGCTTTGATGTGCAGCTTCTGGCCAAGGGCGGCATGGCCGCACCCGGCTGGGCCATTGTCGGTGAACGGGGCCCGGAGATCGTCAACTTCAACCGACCCGCCCGCGTCTATACCGCGTCAGAAACTCGCGCCGCCATGGCTACGGCGCCGGAATTGCTGGACCGCCTTGAGAATGCCACCGCCGCCGGCATCAAGGTGGACCAGGCCGGCTACCAAGCAATGTTGGCCGAATTACGCGCGATCAGGGCGGAAATGGCGGAACAAACGCGTAATACCAAACTACAACGGTCCGCGGCTTAGGAATCATCATGGCTTACGTCAGTTTTATTGACTCATTCGACTATTACGAGACCGCCGATATCCTGAAGAAATGGGATGCGGTTAGCGGCACGGTGGCGATTGAGGCGACGGGTGGGCGCAGGAACTCGGGCTACCTGAAAATTACGCCAGCTTACTCGACGCGCGTGACCAAAATTGTTACGACGTCCGCTTATATCACGGTGGGTTGTGCGGTTAAATTGAGTGCATCCGATCTGGTTGCCGGGCGGCAGAATATCATTCTGTTTCTGGCCAACAGTGACACGCCACAACTGTTCCTGTCGATTTTGCCGGATTCAAAACTCCTGGAAGTGCGGCGGCATGCGGTCAATGGCACGTATCCAGACCGGAATGAATCCGTACTGCTGGGAACGTCCGCTACTGCCTTGACTATGGACACCTGGCAACACATTGAATTAGGGGTTTATCTTGCCAACTCCGGAAGTTTTGAGCTGCGCATCAATGGCAGTTCAGTGGCTGGAATACCTAGCACCAATGCAGACACCTACTACACGGGGACGTGCAACCGGGTTGGGTTGGGCACACCGACGGCGCAACTCTACGGCGAACTGTATTATGGAGTGGGGAATTTTGACGATTTCCGCGTGACCTATGGCGATGAATTGCTGCAACTGGGCGATCGGCGCATCGATTACCTGGCGCTGACCGCCAATGACACGCAACAGGATTTTACGGTATCGAGCGGCAACGCATGGGAGGCCCTCAACGGCAATGGCGAAAATATCCAAAGTGATACGCTCAACGACATCAGCCGTTTCGTGCTGGCTGATTTATCCCATGCGCCGCTTTCAATTGATACCGTGCAGCTCGTGGCTGAGGCGCAGAAATCCGACAGCGGGGACCGGGCGATTGCCCTGCTCGCCAAATCCGACACGACTGAATCCGCCAGTGCGGACCTCTATTTGAGCCAAAGCGTAGCGACCAAGACCGCCGAATTTCAGACCGATCCGGATAGCTCCGCGGCCTGGACCGAGGGCGGTTTGAATGCGCTGATCGTCGGTGTAAAAGTCACCGTCTAAGCCATGACCAACCCGGCGTCGATTACCCGGCTAGGGGTCGAAGCGCTCACCGAGGGCGATCCTTCAGCCGAACTGCAACGGTTGGGCGCGGAGGTGCAAAGCGCCGGCAATGCCGCCGCTGAACTGCAACGGCTGGGCGTGGAAGTCATGAGCCCCCAGACCCAAAACGCCGTCATCAAGCGCTTGGGCGTTGAAGTCATGAGTTCAGTCGTGACGCAACCGCAAGTCAGCCACATACTGACATATCTGGCAGAGATCGAGTGCTATCACCCGGATGATGCATACTCGGACAACCGGCTGTTTTGGTCGGAAGATTTGACAGCCAGCGCTTGGGAGCCCTTCCTGACCGCCCCGGCCATTGCCGCGAATGCCACGAATGACCCCAACGGCGTCTTAACCGCCGATCAAATCACCCTCACCACGGCGGGTACGCTGAAGCAAGGCCTGACGGTGGAGCCGATCACCGATTACGTGTTGTCGTTTTATATCAAGCTCGGCACGGCGACCAACAGCCTGTATGCCGGCGTGTATGACCCGGTCGCAGCATTCTGGATGACAGGCTATCTAGAGCCAGGGGATACCGAATGGAGCGCGGTCAATAGCAGCACCTGGACCCGCCTAGAAATCCCATTCAACACGACCGATCAACGCTATGTTGAAGTCCTGCTACCCTGGCATAACGCCGCCCAGGCCGGGAATACGCTCTATGTGTGGGGCGTGCAGGTTGAGGCCGCCACCACGATGGGCGCCTACCAGAAAACCGAAGGCGCCACCACGCGGACCCTCCGCTTCTCCAGTCTCCCGTATACCTCCCAGGCTGATGATACCCCGGCGCATACGCATTATGAGTCCAGGCTGTTGCAGCCGGGCTTGATGCGTCGCGATCTGTTTTCACCCGGTCAGCCTGGCGGCCCGATATCGGTCGGCTATGGCCTGGTGGAAATCCTCAACACCGGCGACCTGGACGATTACGCCGAGGCCTCGTTTGATGGGCGCTCGTATGTGCTCAAGGTCGGACGACTGGATGAGGCGCTGGCCGACTTCACGACGGTATTGCGCACGACCATGGAGGCGGCCGATTTCACACTCAATCGCCTGACCATCAAACTGCGTGACCAACTGGCGGAACTGGACAACCCCATCACAAAATTGAAATATCGGGGCGATGGGTCGTCGGTAGAAGGGGATGCAGACCTCAAGGATCGATATAAACCTCTGGTTTTTGGATCGGTGATGAATGTCACGCCGGTACTTGTCAATGAAGCCCTGTTAATCTATCAGGCCTCATCCGGACCTGTATCCTCGCTGATCATTTATGAGGGAGGTCTACAGGTCTCGGTCCAGGCGGCATATACCAGTCAAGCCGACATGGTAGCCAATGCGCCCTCATCGGGCTATGCCCGGGTATGGCCTGATGGCGGCCTGTTTCGGCTGGGTTTCACACCGTCGATGCTGATTACGTGCAATGCCGTAAGCGATGATGACGCTTTTTATACCGGTACCTGTCTGCAAGTCATGGCGCAAGCCGGCGGCTGGACCGGCACGGTCAATGCCGCTGATGTGTCCGCGCTTAATTTGGTAATGTCGCCGGCCTCGGTGGGGTATTTTGTCGAGAACGGCGCGCCGGCTTTGGAGGCCATGAATGCCATTGCGGCGGGAATCGGCGTTTGGTTTGGGCCGGATCGGCTGGGGGAGTTGAGGATGGGAGTCCTGACGGAGCCCGGCGGAACGCCCGATTTAAGCCTGACAGCGACCGATATCATTCAACTGGAACGCCAGACGGCACCCATTCCGGCCAAGCAAGTCACGCTTAAATACAAACGCAATTGGACGCTGATGCAGGAGTTCGATGGGAGTGTGGCCGAGGCACAGCGGCAACTATTGCGTGAAAACTATACCCAACTGGTAGCGCTCAATACCGCAAATGTCAATTCGCGCAAACTGGCAGTCACGCTGGCGTATGAATCCGCGATTCGTTCGGATACAGGCGCAGATGTCACGCTGTGGCGGTTAATGGACCTCTACGGGACTCCGCGCGCCATTTATACTGCCGTGGTGCGCGCCCGTGTAGCGGATACCCTACTGCTGGATCTGAATGATGTGGTGCAAGTCACCTATCCGCGTTTCGGTATGGACACCGGCAAGCTATTCCGTATCATCGGCATCCAGGCCGATTACCGCATCGGACAACTTGAACTGACCTTGTGGGGCTGAATCATGCTGTTGTGCTATCCCAACTTGATCGATGACGCGACCCTGAGCAGTGCCACGGCCTGGGTATCGACCCTACCGTTGGCCAACCTCCAGGACCGCCGTTTATCTGTCCGGGCCCGCACCGATAGCGTGACCGCGGCCGCGATCGACATCAATCTAGGCTCCGCAAAAGCGGTCTGGGGGCTGGCCCTATGTGGCCACAATCTGACGGTGGCCGCTACCATTCGCGTGCGTGGCTCCACTGTTGCCAATTTTGCGACCACGGCGTATGACTCCGGCAGCATAACGGCCTGGCCGGGCATCACTACCCAGACCGAAGCCGATGGTTTTGTCGGCTATTCGCCCGTGTTCACCGGCGCCGAACTGGTGGAATGCCGCTATTGGCGCATCGATGTGGAAGACTCCCTGAATCCCTCCGGATACCTCGAAGTTGGGCGCGTGTTCATCGGCGCCGGCTGGGTGCCACAAGACCCGCCGTCTTATGGGTGGTCAATCGGCTACGAGGATCCCACGATTATCGAATCCAGCCTGGGCGGGTGTGAGTATTTTGACGAGCGGCCGAAGTATCGAATCTTGCAGGCGGGATTGAATTACTTGACCCCAGCGGAATACCAGGGCGATGCCATGGGCATGCTGCGGACACTGGGCACGTCCGGGGAGCTGATGCTGATCTGGGACGAAGCTGACACGGATACTCATGTGCGCGGCTCATTCCTTGGCCGACTGCGTACCCTGAGCGCGATTGAAAACCCAAACCCGCTCAAGCATGCCACGGCGCTGGAGATTCGAGAGATCATCGCATGATGATTATGGGGTTATCCCGCTGGGAGGCGTGGCGGCATCGATTTGGCGGCGGAGCCACTCGGACCCGCCGAGGGCCTGGAG